GAGCAAGTGGGTGGAGATTGGTACAAAAAGCTTAAAATCCAACCTTTAGACTATGCAATGGATAATAACCTTAATGCTTGTCAAACAAAGGTAGTTAAATACATATCAAGATATAATTTAAAACATAAAACAATCAAAGAACAGATAAAAGATTTAGATAAAGCAAAGCATGTCATTGATATGCTTATAGAAAAAATACAGGAGAAATAATATGTGGTTGAATTTATTAAGTTTAGGTGTAAAGACAGGAGCAAAGATATATCAAAACAAACAACGTACAAAACAACTAATGTCAGATGCACAAATGTTGCATGCTGAAAAAATGGCAAAGGGCGACATTGAATATAAAGCGAAAATTATTGAAAGCAACGATAATGGCTACAAGGACGAGTTTGTCCTCATTCTCATATCTATTCCTATTCTTATATTGGGTTATTCTATTTTCACTGACGATGTGGAAATACGTAATAAGCTAGAATTATTTTTTGAGTATTTTAATAAACTACCTTATTGGTATCAAGCTATTTTTATTGGAGTAGTTAGTGCGATCTATGGTCTTAAAGGTGCTGACATTATGAGAAAGAAATAGTAATATGCCTACATGGGCATTGATGCAGTTATTACAGATTTAGAACTACAATTAGAATCAAGATATAGTCCTTATGGACATTTTATTTCTTTGAGATTTATTGACACCTATCCTACATTTCCAAAAATAAATAATACATTAAATGAAATTACAAAATTTGATGATGTTAAAGTAGTTAATTACAATTATACCTATGAGGTTATTAGGGAAAATACTGACATCAAAGGACTTGAGGTCGTTAGGCATTAAATATGTGGGGATTGCTCCCCACACACACTATTAGTTTCTAGTTAACTTTTCTGTTGCTAGCTCATTAATAGATTGTTGTTTTAAATTATCACAATAACTGTGACCATTTTTAGCTTCCACTTTTGCATAAAGATATAATTTTTTCATATTAGAAAGTTCTAATTTTACTTTCTTATATCTTTCATCATTGGTTGCTTGTATTTTTGCAGAAGCTACAGATAACGAACTATTAGTTATTTTTTCATTAACTACATAATCAAATACTTCTTGTACTTGATCTTTTACATTGTCATAATTTATCTCTGCTTTTACAAATCTTTTATCTAAAGCATCAAGATAAGCTATGATTTTATGTGGATTAAACTCTTGCGGTCTAATCTCAATGTATTTAGCTAGTTTATCTTCTTCTTGCATTAACCTAACTCTTGTTCGTACTGTTCTGGGTTAAATTCAGTAGCATCACCCTGACTCCACTCTTGTTCAGATTGTGGCAACTGATCGTCCATATCATTACGAGGCTTAGGTTTATTAAATTGTGGGTTTTGTTTCGTTTTGTCATAGTATGGAAACAGCTTCCACCCTTTAGTTCTGTTATCAAAAAAACCTTTTAACACTAAGTTTTGGTTATTTAAGATAACTTTTAGAATGGTACCATCTTTTTTAGATGATAACATTTCAACAGTTCCACCATTGCTACCACTATTGTTATTGTAGCTTTTCTTTTGGTAGTTACCATTGTTATTGTACTGTGGTTTATTATATCCCATCAGATTCTCCTATTGTTATTTTTCAATACTTTCCATTTGTTCCATTAGATATTTTGCTCCAACGAAAGCATTGAATAGTTTTTTATTAAGAGGAATTTCTTTAATCTCAACTTCACTATCTTTTTTTGGTAATCTAACCACAAAAGATTTAGAAATTTTTTGATTTGTCTCTTCCTCATACGCAAATCTATAAGCATTTAACTGCAAAAAATAGTCAAATGTTATATGATTACTTGTTTTAATATCAATCAAAACAAGATTACCTTTCTTGTCTTTTACAACAAGATCAAGAGTACCAGCATAGTTATATTTCTTGCAATAGATTTTCTTTTCTATTTCTACAACTTCATACCCTTGTTTATTCCACCAATCTAAAAAAAGATTCCAGCAATTTACTACTGCTTTATCAGATTGTTTAGGAATATTTTTACCTTTTAGATAGTCCTCTATTAGACCATGCACAACACTACCTACTAATGCACCCTCATCTTTAAAAGTATCAGGTTTCTTTTTAGCAGTAGCAAATATTCGTTCTAATATTGCTCTATCTAATTGTTCGCCATTATCTAACTTTTCATTAATTAATCTTTTAACCTCATTTAAAGGTGTAGCGACTAACCAATTAATTAGTTGTGGCTTCGGTACTCCTCTGCTACAAATTCCTGTAACAGACTCTACCTTTTTATCATTTACATAGTACATATGCTTATCATCGTTATAGCTTAAGACTATGTTATTTGCTAATGGATATTTCTTCCACATAGTTACCTCTCTAGTTTGTTTAGTTTACTAAATAAATCATTTACATTAAAATTGTAGTACTTGCTTAATGCAAATAATCTTTCAACAGATAAGTCGCCTTTTTCAAATTTGTACAATGAATAATCATTAAAACAAAACGAATTATCTTGCACAACTGACTCAACAGTTATGTTTTTCTCAAGTCTAACTAATTTAAACTTAAGACCAACTATACTTTTAAATAAATGGTATGCTCTAGCTGGATACTTTTCTTTTTCATATTCAGCAACTACACCTTTTAATAAAAGTTTAGTTTTTTCTTTTTTATCCATACATTCCTTTCTAGTTGACTACAGAATGACCACGATTTATTAAACAATTTCTGTATAACTTAGGATAATTGTACTCTGCTTTTGGACTTAACCATAAGGTAGCTGATCTAAAATAATAATTCCAGACGTACCTAGTTGATTCTAATAGCATATTAGTATTATTTTCAGCTAAAGTTTTACAATGTTGCAAATCGTTAGTTATTTCATTTGATTTACTATGATCAAATGTACCGCTACGTCCAGCAGTATCAATCACAGGTTTATACGCACAATTACTCAGGCAAATTCCTAGGAGCAATAGGTATATTATCTTTTTCATATTTCCTTTCTAGTTTGTATTCCATTTTATTTTTAGCTTTAGATGAACAAATGGAATCATATTCATCTAAAAAAGCTAAAGTGCTACCACGAGTATTTTTTATAACTCTATTGATAGCACTTATTCGTTTATCTTTCCAAGAGTCTACCATAGTAAACTTCCTAGAACAAAACCAACCACAAAGCATATCCACTCTCTACGATAGTGTAACTCTAATGCTTTCCAATCGCTTTTACTTTTACCAAATATAAGCATAGTTTCCTTTCTTGCTGGGGTTTTTACACCCCAGCACATTGTTGATTTATACTCTAGCTACCATTGGGTTATGTGCAAAAACAATCAGACCACCTAGTTCTTGAAAGAATCTAGACCTTTGATCTGATTTATCTTCATCATTACCCAAGTTAGTTATTGCGTTAGCAAGATCATACTTTGTTGTTGTAAAAGTATCGCCAACATAGTGATTCAATCTCTCAAAGATTTGTGCTCTTTCAGATTCTGTAACACCTTGTTTCTTTGCTAACTCTACAATTTGATGTGAGTTGATAGATTCTTTAGTGGCTTTTACTAAACCATTAAAGCTTTCATTCCAAACATCATTACTACTAATAAGATCAATTTGCTTTTGCATCTTATTAATAATTGTTACCCATTGATCATCTTTAGAAAGATCAATTATTATTTTACCAACATGTTTTGAGTAAAATCTATTTAGGTATCTTGGTGCAACCATACCATTTGTACAAACTAATCTGTAAATAAATGGTTGAATCATCAAGCTACCACTACCGATTTCGCTGTTAGTAATTGTAACACCACTTTGCACGACATCACCTTTAGTAACCTCACCCTCAAGTTTAGGATTAACAGCAGTAATATTAAGTGTATCTCTATCGTAATGAGAATACTTAATATCTAAACCTAAATCCATAAGTTTGTTTAACGAGTGATTTGCTACCATATCGTTATCTAATCTTTTATAACGATTTGAACAAAGTGCTCTAGCTTCGTTAACTGGCTCCATGTCATATGTTCTTAACATTAACTCTTTATCTTTACTATTGTTAATCCAAAAGTTAAGATTATGAGCCACAAGTTCTTGAGAAACAGGCAAACACTTTCTTAAATACTGCGTACCAATTTCTAACTTGCCACATAGTTGATTTAACGAATGATCAGTCAAGACAAACTCTCTATCTCTCAATAAGTGTTTATTCTCACCATGATCTACACTAATACTTGGATAAACCAAGT